GCCAAGAGGTCCTGCGCCTGATCCTCATTGCGGGGGCGCAGGGAGAGGCGCAGGAAGCCTTCCTCTTCGCCCCGGAACATGGCGAGGATGCGGTGGGAAGGGGCTTGCGCGGCGGGTTCGTCCCACGCGAAATAGTCGCGGTACTTGGCGGCGTCGGGAACCTCTTCCTTGCCGGAAACGGCTTTGCTCCGCATGAGTCCTTCGCGCCCGAAGAGTTTACGCAGGCGTTCGCGGGCGGGCTGATCCTCGGCGAAGCGCTCCGCAAGGATGTCACGCGCTCCGGCAAGCGCCGCTTCCGCATCCGGCACGCCCTTTTCGGCGTCTACATAGGCGGCGGCCATCGCTTCGGGGAGGGTGCGATCCTGACGGGCCAGCTGATCGGCCAGCGGTTCGAGGCCGCGCTCCTTCGCCATTGAGGCGCGGGTGCGGCGCTTGGGGCGGTAGGGCAGGTAAATGTCTTCAAGGACGGTCAGCGCATCGGCGGCTTCGACCTTGGCACGCAGTTCGGGCGTGAGGAGGCCGCGTTCCTCCAGCGAGGCGAGGATGGCTTCGCGCCGTTTGTCCAATTCCTTCAGGGCGGCGAGGCGATCACGGATGGCGGTGACCGCCACTTCGTCGAGGCTCCCCGTGGCTTCCTTGCGGTAGCGGGCAATAAAGGGGACCGTGGCGTCCTCGTCGAGCAGGCGGATGACGGCTTCGGTTTGCTGTGGGCGTATATTCAGTTCTTGGGCTATGATGGATGCGTAGTTCTGCACGCGTGTTCCTTATCTGTTTGACGGATTACGGGAAGGTCCGGCACCGTTATGGGTGCCTGGGCGGACATGCCGGATGGAAAAGGAGGCATGGCGCCGAGCGACGGTATGCTTTTTCGCGGAAAAAGCAAAGTTTTTACATAACTTATTGATAATATTTATTTTAGATGCTATTTGCCGCACCAATCTGCACCAAATTGGTGCAAGAAGAGAGTGCGGCCGCCGCTCGACGTTGGGAAGAGGCGAGAGCGTGTGTGTAAAAAATACCTGTGGTGGTAATATCTTTGTGCCCAAGCTGCGCAGCTATTGCGGCGATGTCCACGCCTCTTGAAAGCATCTCGGACGCGGCGATATGTCGCAGGGCATACATAGGCATAGACACTTCGGCCTTTCGGCAAGCCCGCCTCCATGCAATCTCATAAAGCCCTTTATTCACACGTCCTCCCTTTCTATTTCTACAAACCAAACTTTGACCGTTTATCGCATCATCTTGGTAGCGTACCCATGCCTCCTGAAGATATTCATCTGGTGGAAATACCATTTTGGTGCTATCTACTTTGGGCATGTAAACGCTCACGGTTCTAGCCTTCCAGTCGAATGCCGACCATTCCAATCGGAAAAGTTCGGACACGCCGGGACGTAAGCATAGGGCAATGGCTGTTTTTGCTGCCCATTGAAGCCACGGCGGGAGCACAGGAAAGAGTTTGTGGAAGTCTTCCAATGTTCCTGTCCGTGGCTTGTTTCTTACGCCGGGGAGTTGTCGATATTTTCCCCAAGGGTTTTCATGGAGTAAGTCTTGTTCAACGCACCAACTGAGTGCAGCCTTGATCTTTCCGACATAGATATTGATACTTGCTGTTGAGAGGCCGTCATTCCTGCACCTTTCACGTACAGTTTCGAGGTCACGACGAGTCAATGTATCCACGAATCTGTTTGCAAGGAACTCCGCTGGCCCCTCTCTGTGTTCCCCATTCTTTCGATCATGCCCGCACACAATGAACTCATAAATTCCTACGGTGTTCTCGGCGTGTTCGGTATTTTTTAGGTACACCAGAACCGCCTCCAACAACGTCAACCGTGTGTTTTCCACCGCATCATACTGGCAATCCGCATCGAACTGCCAAGCCTTTTCCTCACTACGGAAAGAGCGCTGTCTCCAGCGCCCCTCCTCATCCTTGAACTTGACGACAAATCTGCCGTCACCGCGCTTTGCTACGCTCATGGGATTTCCTTTTCACGTCAGCAAAAAACGCCTTCCCTGCTTTGGGGGATAGCGTATCGCGTGAAGATTTTCTAGCCCCCTGATTGAGTTCGAGTAGTTCAAGGAATCGTTGGTGTAGTCGTTCGTCCTCAATGGCAATATCTCTGCGCCGCTGTACGATTGCGCGGATTTCCGAGATTGTCGTTTCCATATTTCTTGTCCTCCCTACGCGGCCCGCTCGTACACCCGCGTCCCAATCTCGGCTATCTTCGGGTCGACCTTTTCGAGCGCATTACAGAGCGTGGTCAGCGTCTTGAGCAGGTTGTGCCAATGAAGTCCTCGGAAGTAGACGGGGCAGGTGTTCCGGGCGTCTTCGAGAAAGGTCAGCCCGGCCCACACTCCAGAGGCCCACAGGCTCCATTTCTTGGCGTCATCGGTTTCAGCAAGTGCAGAATCGACGTGTTCCGCGAGGATATGGAACCTCCTGTCGAGATCTCGCTTTGCGCCAGCAGACAGCCTGCGCTGGACATCATCGCTACACCGTTCGATCCAGCGGTCGACCTTCTTGACTTGTCTGCCAAGGTCGCCAAGCTGAGGAAGCGTTTCGGGCTTGAGAAGGGATAGCGCCACGGTAATCATGGACAGGGCCAGAACACAACGGGTGTGCTGGATGGCCTCGTGCGGGTAGGGGATTACGGGGTTGGTGGGTCTTCGCATGTTCTCCTCCAGAAAAGGAAAAGCCCCTTTCGGGGCTACTTCGGTTCGCGGGGTTCGGGGATGGGGCACCATTGGCCACCAAGATCTTGATAGGATACACGGTCAATCTGCATAGCGATATCGACGGTTCCATCTTGATAGACGTACCGAGGGATGCGGCTATCTTCATCCTTCCACCAATTCCATGCTCCTAGTTGCGGCTCGTCCGTCCACGTCAGCGCACGGGGCAGGGCGTTCCACGATGCTGCGGCCTTTTCTCTGGAGCCGTGCTCACTTGTGGTCAAACATCCCCGCGTGCAGTATGCTGACCAGCCTATTGCGACGTGTCCCTTGTCGTCTCTCTCGAATTCGTCGATGATGTCCGCTTTCTCTCCACACGCCGGGCACGGTAGCAACGTCAGTTCTTCGGGCATAATCCCCTCATCTCCTGTTCGGCAAGAATATTCGCGTTTGCTATCCTGCAATCAAAGCATGTGAGATCTGGACTGTCACAGTACATCAGTCCTCCGGGTACGCATGAATCATCGGCATTGTATCTGGCAAGGATTACCTTTGCCTTTGACTCGAACTCGGCGGCGTCGCGGTAGTCTGGACAAAGAGACAGCCCGTACAAACTTCTGGAACGACAAGAAGAGCACAGTTCATAATAGCCAACCCGATTCGGACAAGTATCACAATGTTGGGTGCGTTTCTTCCGCTCCTCCAGCCACTTCCTTTCATGTTCCGTCAGCGCATATTTGCCCATCACCAGTCTCCACCTCCAACGGAAAGCCTACTGTCACCAGACTCTGCAATAAGTTCCGACTGTATTTTACCACCAAAACTATGGGATTGACCAAGTAACAATTCCAATCCGTCACCCCCTCCCGTGTAATAGTTGGCGTCTGGGAACTCCTCACGCACTTCGTCCATTATCTTGCGTAGCGTCTGCGTAGCCTTCCTGAACCGTCGACGAACTGTGGGCATTTTCTCATCGAGAATTTCCGAAGCCGTTTCACCATCGGCAATCCTTTGCAAAACATCCTCTTCATACTGTGGCATAACTATCCTCAGCGCGTTGTCCATGCAGCCGCGCCCCTGCCGAAGATGTGGAAGGACGAACGAACTCGTTACTCCCTCCCATGGGGCCAGTTGCCCAGATCAGCCAAAGAAAGAAGGCGACCCACACCCACGTGAGCCGCCTTTCCCATTTCGTCATTCAATCTCTTCGCCAGGAAAGAGGATGACACACACGGGGTCGCCGTCTCCGTCCGTCATGAAGCCGATGGAAACCTTAGATACCGTGTTGCCTTCCTCGTCGTCGTGGTGGACGACAGGCGTTTCAGGGGGAAAGGATTCCAGTTCAGAAATCAGTTCGCCAACAGTGTTCATGATGTTCTCCAGTATGATGGTGGGGTATGAAAAGCCCCGCCGGGGGAGGGCGGGGCGTGGGGTGCTACGCGATAACCTTGACGCCTTCGGGCAGGTTTTCAATCAGCCATGTACGGATGTTGGCGATGGCCTCCAGCTTCCACGCGCCGCCGTCGCATTCGATGAGCTTGCAGGCCAGCGGGCTGGACTGGAGCCGGAAGACGACCTTGTGCGCGGGTTGCGCGACTTCCGCGAAGGTGCTGAACGGGAAGAGGACCGCCGGGGACGGTACGGGAACTTCGGCCTTGCGTGCCGCGCCTTGCCGGATGGATACTTCCTGCGACACACCATCGTCCTATACGCGGACTTCCGAGGTGTCCACGAGGTTGCCGCTGATCTTGATGAGCGCGTCGAGATCGTCCGAGGGGACAAAGCAGGACTGGAGATAGGGGACGAACTCGTCGGGTGAGATCCAGCTTCCGAAACGGTGGGCAGGGACGACGGCGTCGGCCCGCATGTACGTGGTGCGCTGCTTCCAGCCCCCAAAGGGGATGGACATGACTTTCACGGTAGTCACATCACAAACGTGGACAAGGATCTTGTCGAGGTCCAGCCCGTCGGGGTTCTGGTTGAGGTAATCCACCACGGCCTGCAGGGTGCCCACGTTGAGCGTGCCCTGAGCGGCGTCAAGGAGAGGAATCCATTCTCCTTCAAGCATAGGCTTGTAGAACCGCATCCCGTCTTCCGTGGCATGAATGGGAAGTGTGGCCTTGGCCTTACCGTCAAGGGATTCGAGTTCCCGGCCTACGCCGATGAGGTGCCTGTCAGCTTCAATTCTGTTGATTTCCATGTGATTTCTTCCTTCGGTTACTGGTTGATGAGATGTTCCTCAGCCTTCTTGAACGGGGTGACGTTCACGGTCACGCTGCCGCCTCCCCTGAGTTCCGCCGGGGACGTGCCGTCAAAACGGTACTGGTCGGGGCGGTTGTCGGTGAAGGACTCGAACAGCATGGGCGCGCCGTCCAGCTTGTCGAGCACGACCGGGATGGTCTGCGGCTCCTGCGGCTGGAGGTTGGTCGTCACGACCGCCTTGGATGCGATCAGCGTCCGGCTCTCGTCGGGCTTGAAGGTGATCTTGAGGGTGACGGTACGGGGCTTGTCCGGCGGCGTGTTCACGTCCGCGATGTTGTCCGCGACCTTGGCAAGCGCGATGTTGACGGCTTCGACCACGCCGCCGTTGTTCATGGTTCGCATGTCGAGAGGGCTGCTCATGGTTCTTTCTCCTTATGGTAAAAGAAAGGCCCGGTGGTGAGCCGGGCCGGGGTGGTTATTCTGCCCACGCCGGGCATTGGGCGTGCTGGTCACATTCGGAACACTTCAAGTCGTTCACCTGCTTTTCAGTTTTCGGACAGGTGATCAGATTGACGGCGGGGGCGGGCTGCGCTTCTGGCTGCGCGGGTACTTCCGAGTCAGAGCTATCGGAGTCCACAATGTCGGTATCAACTACGTCCCCAAACGAGCCGATGTCCTTGATGCTCTTCATGTCAGCATCCATGGCCTGCTGCATTTCAACGGACATGACGCCCCACTTGCTGATGAGCTGGCGGATCATGGTCTTGAAGGCCATAGCGTCGAAGTCCTTGCTCCAGAACGAGTTGTTCCATCCCTTGTTCAGGTCATTCTTGTAGGCCTTCGAGTAGCGCAGGGCGTGCGCCTGCATCTTTTCCTTGCTCCAGTACAGGCACTTCCGAAATCCGTTCAGGTACTCGAACATGGCGTAATAGCCGGTGGTTGGCGTCTCTTCCCGGAGGGCGTCATCCTGAATAAGGTCGATTTCCAGCTCTTCATTCAGCGGGTCAAAGAACTTAAGTTCTCCCTCCTTGACGGCAATGACGTTCAGTTTGCGGTAGTTTCCGGAACGGATGGCAAGCTGGACATAGCCCTTGTAGCCAAGTTGGAACGTCGCCATGTTTCTGTTGTTTTTGTTGTCTCGGTAGGAGACTACCCATGCCTGCCCAAGTTGGCGGTTGAGCGAAAGGTTCAGACTCTGGGCTTGCAATGCGGAGGCGATCAGACTCATTGGTTCACAGTCTCTGAGCGCAACATCCTGATTCATAAGGCTGATCAGGCTGGTTACGAAATCATCGGCCTTCTTGCCTACGAGAACGGTGGAAATCTTGGAGCGCACCAGCTCGGCGAAACTCTTTTTTTGTTCCTGAGCCGGGGGCATGGGGCGGGTGAGATCAAGCTGTGACATGGTATTGGCCTTATGCCGCCCACTTGGGCAGACTGATGGTTAAAATGTCTCTGGTGTAGCAGGGAAAGGTTCCCGAGTTCAGGCAACGCTTGAGGCTTTCGACAGCGGACAGACACTCGGATAGCCCCTTTTGCAGGGCATCCTCGTCGAGCTGGCACATGGTGACGAGGTGCGGAAATGTTTTTTCGACAAAGATGAAGATGAACGCCTCGCAGGGTTGGCCTATGGCTTTCATCCCATCGAGATACCAAGCGGCCTGCCGATGGTAGCCGTATTTCGCGATGGTGCGCTGGATGGCCTCTGGGTTCGCGCTCTCCGTGGTTTTGAGGTCGGCACAGAAGCGTTGCCCGAAAACGGTAGAAACGATGTCCGGCTTGGCCTTGCATTCGATGCCGTCGCGCATCCAGTAAATGGGCTGTTCCGCAGTGTAGTGCCTAAAAAGGCACTTGGCCTGTGGGTGCTCCCGGACTGCCTCGGACATGAGCAGGGCCTTTTCGTAGTCCTCCTGCTTGACGATGGTCACAGTGTCCGGGATGCCTTTTTTCCACTCCCGTCCTGCCTTCGTGGAGAGATTGATGTCGGTGACGGCGAACTCGTTGGCGAACAGCTCAGGTTGAAGGCAGAGAAGATGGAACATACTGCCGAAGGAAAGGGCCTTGGATTCCTGCTCGTCGTCCACGCCCTCCAACCACGCTTTGTAAAGAGCAGGACATTCAAGCAACAGGTCGATGGCACTTTTGGAAAGAGCTTTGTTGGAGAAGTATGCTGCGTCAGCCTTATTCATCGCATGGCCTCCATCCCGTACAAGATCTGTGGAAGAATGCAGATACCGAGCATGACAGCCATAAAGATGATGACCGCAGCAACTCTAGCCCGGTCAACCTTTTTAGGCCGTTCCAAAGATACCTTGGCGTGCTTCATGTAGACGTTGGAAATCATGCCGCCGCCTCCGTCTTTCTCAGCCATTGCTCTGCTGCCTCGCGCACGCTGGCCTTTCTTGCCTTGTCACGAATGCGTTCAAGACGTTCCCGGAGCGTTGTGCCCTTGCGCTCCCCGGTGAGCACGGGATGGCTACGGGTAAAGTCGTCTGCGTGAGATATGGTCATATTCATACCTTTTTCTCCTGTGTTGAAGTCTGGATCGGCGTCCCAATCCCGATGAAAAAGCCCCGATTTCTCGGGGCTTCTACGGGGCTAGGCGACAGGAGTAGCCCGTTGGCGATGTTCGTTGCAGTATACATAGATTGCCTTCTTACATGCAGCTTCTACGGATGCAGTGGCACACGACCGAGAAACGAGCTGAGTCTTTTCTGTCTCGTCAGTGATTTCGAATCGACTTACCTTGAGAAAGCCTTTGCGTCCCATATCGCAAGCGACATAGACGTTATATCCGGTACGTTGAGACAGCTTGATTCCGTTGATCCGTGCCGCTTTAATGAAGACTTGGTATCCGTAACCAGTATCTCTGATTGCTGTAACTTCCATTTGTCCTCCATAATTGAAATACGATTTGTCCCAATCCCGTTTCCTGCCCCGGAGTCCGGGGCAAGTGCGGGGCTAGGCGGGGCGTAAATTGGCTTCTTCTACAGGCATCCAAGGGCAGTCGCTGTCTATGTAGTACCTGCGCCCTGAGCAGTAGAGCCATTCATCTTCATGTCTTTGCATGATCCGCGTCACGGTATGATGCGGGAATGCAACGCCATAGTCATTGACGAACGTCACCCTGTCGCCCACGGAGAAGGCGAGGGGCCGCCCGTTCTCCGGGGCATAGGGGCGCTGTTCGTCGTGCGCCCTGACAAGTTCCGCCATAGCCTCGTGATGTCCGATACATTTCATATTTCCCTCCATATTTGCGTTCCCAGTCTCATTCAACCCCCGGATTCCGGCCGGGGTTTTGTGAATCTAGATTATTCAATTCCCTTGTCTTTCTCTAATCGGCCTTGCCTTTTCCGGCCGATGCTCAGGCTTGCCGCTGGTGTCCAGCTTCGGGCCGTCTTCGCGCTGATTGTCAAAGAACCGTGCGTCGCTATGAACTACCAAGCCCTACACAGCGTCGCCGGGAAATCGATTCCGGGGCGCACGCCGAAGTATTCCGGCGTCCATTCGGCATCGTCATCATCCCAAGGTTTCGCCTGAGCCTCTTCTTCGCCGGGAAAGTCGCTGATGTACTGGCGGGCATCTTCGAGGCAGTCGAGATGTTCGATTTCGATTGCTCCGGTTGATGTCACGGTCAGAACCGTGCAGGGCGTAGAAAAAGCGGTCATGGCGTTCTCCTTTGGTCTTTCGGGCTTGAATCCCAATCCCGGTTGCTACCCCGAAGAATCGGGGCAGGGGCCGGGGCTAGGCTATTTCGTATGCTTCGGCGTTTTGTCTGGCGTATGCTTCGGCTTCCGCCAGCGTCTCACAGTAGCGGCCATACCCAGCGTAGTAGCCGTCAACGAAAATTTGGGCGTTGTAGCGGAACACCTGGCCGGAAGCGTTGATGGGCATGTCCAGCTTGCTGATAACTATCTTTGTCATGGTTGTTTTCTCCTTTGGTCAGGCTAGGCGGCGAGAAAGAAACGGCTGGGCAAGTCGACAAGCTCAAGGTCTTCACAGTCGATCCAGCGGCCGAAGGCTTCGGCATCCCTCTTCTCCAGTTCGTCCATGATCCAGCCGCGAACCATCATTTCTTCCAGCAGATTTTCCCTGCTCGTGCAGTTGGTGGCCTCGAACATCTCGCAAAGTTGAGCCGTCGAGCGGTTGGCGATAATGGCGCGGGCGATATTTTCCTTTCTCTGAGCGTTCATTCTGTCTTCTCCTTCGGGGTGTTTCCCCCTTTCGTTAAAAACAGAATAAAGTTAAAATAACTTACTGTCAATATATTTATTAAGTTTTTTTAACTTTATTTTACCTAACAAAAAAGCCCGTTAACCGGGCCACGCTGAAAAAAGTTTGCTCAGGGTATGAAAAAAGCCCGCTGGTGAACGGGCTAGAAGCCTAAAAAAGATACTTTCTATTTTAACTCCTTTGGCTTCCTCTTCTTTTCGAGCTGTTTGATGCTTTCATCAGGCGTTGGGAGGTCTTCCGGCATAGTGCCTCCAAGGTCTGCTATTGTTTGCCGTACCTTTTGTCCGACTTGATAATGTGTTTTATTGGCTTCTCGCTTAGTGTTCACCGCGTCACGCCGCAATTTTTCTTCTGTTTGAGTAGCTCTGAATAAATTGGCTGCGAGTTCAGTGCTACCCATATGATCTAGTATTTTTTGACTTTTCTTTAACCCCTTTCTGATATGAATTCCTCTGGCGTCTAACCCGCCATATAAGCCCTTGTATCCATGATTTTGGAACACGGCATAGTCAAGCTGTGTCTCAACTCCAGCGTCTTTTGCGGCTGCAACAAGGGCTTTATTGTGTTCAGCGATTTCATATCTCAAGGCCAATCGTTTTTCTTCTTCGGAAAGTTGCATGAATGCAGAGCCATCCTGCAATTCCTGCCGACGAGTTTGAAGAGCAAAATACGTTTGGCCAAGTGCGATAACAGGCTTGGAAGGGTCACCATTTTGAACGATCAAATAGCAGGCGTAACGGGAAAGCATGAAATCCTGAACTTCACGCCGTGCACCTTTCCCGGCAATGATCAATTTTCCCGCTTGGGAAAAATGATCATCAATGTTTTGTCCTGAATTTTTACACGCTTCCATAGCGCGCTCAATCAAATTCAGAAATTTATCCCACGACGAATATTCCAGCACAGGCCCCAACTCGCGGGCAAGCCAGAACTCATTACCGTCTTCAACATGCCGTATTTGTTCAAAAGTTTTTCCATGCTGGGATTCAATGTCTTTGCTTGTCATTTCCCAGCCTCCTTCCCCGCCGCCTTGACCGCCTTCAACGCCTCGCGCCCCACGTCTACCCATGAAAGTCCAAGGGATTCACAAAGAGCAATCACATCTGAAAATCTCATTTGCTGTGGCTTTCTTTTTTCTTGAGAACCTTGCCCGACTAGCAATGCCTGAACCTTAGTATTCGGATATGCCATATATGGGAAAGCTATTTTACCCAGTTTCCCATCGGAAAAATTGAGCTTTTTTTTCTGCTCAATAATGGCTTGCCGGATGGACTGCTCGAATACGTCAGTTTCATCTTTGGTAAGCATATTCTCCACTCCCTTTTTCCTCCCGTGCATATCTGATTTTTTTTCTTACGGCTATAAACTTAAAATTACTTATTGACAATAAAGTTTTTTTAAGTGAATCTCTACCCACAGGGCATCACAGCCCCACCCAGCGGCCTCTCCCCTCCGGTGTAGTGGGGAGCGCAACGCCACCGGCGGAACGGAGGCATTGTCTCATCGTGCAGGGCGGAAACCGGACGCACGTTAAATGGAGCCGGGGACGTGAAAGGAGCCGTGGGAACTCGGGGAAGAGTGACCAGCCTTTCGGAAAGCCTCCTTCCTCCCATTGGCGTGGGGGGAAAGGGGGGCTTTTCAGAAACCGGAGAATCTGAGGAAGAGAGTTGGAGATAAGAACTCCTTTCTTCCGTTCTTTGACTGTTCTTTGACTGTTCTTTGACAACCAGCGCGAAGACCCTCAACACCGCACGCGGCCCCTACCGGCTTTCGCCGACAGCCCCGGAGCGTGACGAGGCGAGCAAACAGGCGTCGGACCCGGTGTGAATGCGATGCCTGAAACCCTGCTTCCTTTCCTCCCACGGTATACGCGGGAGGTCGGAAACAAGATTTGATAATTCAGTTTCACGGCCCGATCTTTGTGTCGTAACCGTGGGCCCTGTTGGTCGGCTCGGCCCCCGTCTTTGTCGGTGGATGTCTCATCCTGCACGCTGTACACGCGCTTTTCCGTCCCGCCGTCCCTACGCGGCCTGTCTTCACATCACCAGTCTCACGGGCCTCTTTCGAGCTTCCGGGCGGCCTCTTGCTCCGCCCACCGTATCCGCTACGGCCTTCATGCCGCCCAAACCGGCTTCCTTTTCACGGGGCATTCTGGCTACTTTCCGGCTAGGTGCCTGGCGTGTTCGCCTTCCCCGCGCGTCGTGAAGAAATAATAGCGAATTCGCTAAAACAATGTCAAGGTGTAATTGCGAATTTGCTATTATGCTGGTAAAACAATAACCGCCGACACCATGAAGACATCGGCGGTCACGCCCGGCAGGGCACAAAAAAGCCCCTCATGGGAGGGGCCGGAGGAATGATGGAAGATATCTTAGCTAACGGCTTGCCTATTATAGCGATGTGGACAGCTAAATACGGTGAGGGCGGTTTCTATGTCCTCACTTCCGCCGACTGCGGGCCAGCCTTTTATATGGATATGGGAAAGGCTGGGGCCGCCCGTTTCGTCAAGCCTAAAACGAACGTGAACTTGACAGGATTCTCTTTAGACGAGTGCAGGGTTTTCACCCTCGGCCATGTCTACATCATGGAAGGGGTCACGCCTTGGGTGCGGACACACGGGGCGCAACCGGCAAATAATATGCTACTGGCGTCCTCTCTTAGATCCGAGACAGAAGAAAAGCTCCTAAGGCTGACAGAGCGGCTAGAACAACGCCTTGCATCCATAAACTCGCACCTTTCCCCAGAGCATCGCGCAAAAGGCGCGGGATGGCTTTTATGGCGCGTCGCCATACTGGGGTTTGGAGCATGGCTAGGCGCGCATATCCTGCGGGCGTCAATGTGAACGCATGATTGACGGAAACATGTCCGTCGACACCGCGAAAAGTATAGTCCCGAATCAGCCCCTTTTGTTCCAGTTTCATGAGGGCGTCATGCAATGCCTTAGCCGAAGAGAACAGGCTCAGCATTTCGTCAACATGCTCCCATGCCTTCCCTTTGGCTGACGTTAATATGAAGAGTTCTGCCGAGTTATGCATAAGATACGTTTAGATATGTCTATCAAAATCCTTGTCAGAATGGGGAGCTATTTGCAGCTTACGTCACTCCACGCCCATACAACCCGCCCGACGATTGCCTTGGTCCAATCCCCCTCGAAGTCTTCCATAAGGCTGTAGACCTCTGGAGGATTCTCGGCGGCGTTATCCGAATAGTAGGTGATGCGATAGTCCTTTTTCTTCGGCTGGTTTTCCGCAGCGACACGTTTGATTTTCCCGCTACCGTCGGCGGGATCGAGGACAAGCATAATCCTGCCCTTGAAGTTCATCACATCCTTGTCTTGTCGGTCTACAAGCACAATGTCCTGCGGCTTGAGCGTGGGAACCATCGAAGTTGAATGCTTTCCGAGCATGACGGCGATTAGGTCGCGCTTGTGTTGAATGGCCCGCTGGTGACGCCAGACGAGAAACCACGAGATGAGTTCATTTTGCGGAATGATGCCGGGCCCCGCGCCGACTTCTTCCACAAGGGGAACGGCAAGATAATCTTCATCCGGGGGAGGGGGAAGGTCTTCTCCTGCTGGGGCTATACGCGCGTCCACAAAGCAGACGTCTTTTGATGGGGACAATTCTGTGTCGAACCGCCCACCAAGACGTTCAAACCAGTCGATAACGGCTTTGTATTGTGTGTCTGACCCCTTTAAAAAATTGAATAATTTTGTTTGTTGCGTGGTGGACAAGCCTAAAAACCTCGCCATGTCAACTTGCGTGGTAAACTCTTTTCCATGCCCTATCTTGGACTTGAAAAAATTGACGATGCATTCTGTTCTATCCATAAGATCACCATTAGCATATGCGCTAAGAAAATCAATTTTCAAATTCACAAATTTTCTTGACTACACAATAGCGAATAAACTAATATCGCGACATGAATATCGAATACACAGCCAAAGAACTCATGCAAGAACGAGGATGGTCACAAGCAGACCTCGCCAAAGCTGTGGGGATTCATCCTGTGACCCTATGCCGCCTTTTATCAAGCAAAAACCACCAGAGGCGCCCTTCAGCTTATGATAAGCTGGTGTTCTTTTTGACTACAAAGCGATCTTTGGTTCCAGCCTCCCCCAGCACTCCCACCGAACCCGAAGAGGTGAGCCGTGCTGAATAACTTTTTCCTCGCCGTTGCCGTGGGGCTGGTCATGCTTGTCGTCTTCATACCCAGAGACTAGACCCGCCGCGCACCGCCGGGCCACGGCCTCGGGCGTCGGGTACTCCGCGACGCGGTAGCACTTCCAGCTGATGGTGCCGCCGGACAGGATTCGGACGCGCCCGACGGGGCCGCACCGGGTGATGAGCAGGTGAACGAAAGATTCCATGCCTCCATTAGAGCATGGGGATACACCAAGGAAAATGATCGATGAATACCCAAGATTATAACACGTTGACCGAAGTCATTGAGGCCATGATCGATGAAGGCGAAAAGCCGATCAAAGCTATCGCCGCCGAGATTGGCAAGCCATATCCGACTCTCAAGCGTGAGCTGAACCCGGCTGACGACGGCGCGAAGCTCGGAGCGGACGTACTGCTTGGCATTATGGCCTCCTGTGGCTCCATCGCTCCGCTCGAATGGCTGGCGGACAGACTGGGGGACATCGTCAAGCCGAAGGACTTTGCAGAGCCGGACAAGGCAACGTGGCCAGAAGAGCGCGTTGACGATTCGGTGTGTTGCGGGAAGGTTTCCACGCTCATGCAGGAAGGCGCGCATCCGTCCGTTGTTTTCAAGGCGATTGAGGAAGCGAAGGACGAGCTGGACCAATCAGGCACACGGTACTCACGAGATTACGAGAGCGAGGCGGTAAAATGCCGATCCTGATTTGCCAACAGTGCGGTCGGATGTTTGAAGTGGCTCCCAGCCGCGAGCATTCTGCAAAGTTCTGCTCGAAAGAGTGCCAGCTTGCCGCCACCCAGAAAAAAGAGGCCAAGTGCGAATGCTGCGGAAAGGAGTTCAATCCCCTCAACCGCAAGAACCCGCGTTTTTGCTCCCGCATCTGTGCCAGCGCAGCGCAAAGCGGCTTGAGCCGGGAAGCGTATCTCGCAAAAAAAAGCGCAGCCAAGGCAGACCCCCGCGAGGGCAAGCACCTGTGCGCTGGGGTTGCGGGAAAGACCTGCGGGCGGTGGATCACTGACTACAGATGCCCTCAATGCTGGGAAAAGTTGCGTAAAGGTTCCGACGCTGATGGTCTTCCCTCATACGAATTCCACGGGAGAATATCCGGGGGGATGGAATGGGACTGGTAGGGCCGGGCTCGTGCCCCCATGGTCGGCTTCACCGCGACGGCCGGCGCGTCCTGTGCTTTGCTGACTGGTCGAAAGAGTACGGAGTCCCGGCGTGGACGTCTCGAAACGGGTTCGTCAAAGACGTGAACTTCTGCCGCCTGTACTGCGAGAAGAGGCCGGACATTGTTGAAGTAGAACTTGAAGGATCAGAATGAACGATAGTGTCTTGTTTTCAAGCAAATCAATCGATTGGTCTACTCCGCAAGAGCTTTTTGACGCTCTGGACAAGCGGTTCCAGTTCACGCTTGACGTGTGCGCGAGTGACAAGAACGCAAAGGTAAAGCGGTACTTTACGCGAGAACTGGATGGACTTGGTCAATCGTGGGGTGGAGAGCGATGCTGGATGAACCCGCCCTACGGTCGCGAGATCGGACCGTGGGTCAAGAAGGCCCACAGGGAAGCGGAACATGGCGCGTTGGTCGTCGGGCTTCTCCCTGCCCGCCCCGAAACACGATGGTGGCAGGAACACGTGAACGGAAAGGCCGACCTGCGTTTTATCGCCGGGAGACTGCGGTTCGGCGAAGCAAGAAACTGCGCCCCGTTTGCGTCCGTCATCGCCGTGTGGTGGGGATGGGGCGTCTTGGATGGCTGGTTTCCCGACAGGCGCAGAAAAGATTTACGGATCATGTGAAGGCAAAAGAAAAGGCCCTCTGCGGAAACAGGGGGCCAAACATAAAACCAACTCAATGGGTGAATTATGATGGAATCTTCGCAGAAAGTCAATGATGAGATTATGGCCTCTTTGAGAGAGATAGACAGATTGTGCCGTGTAAGAACGTACCTTATTGAGAGAAATGCCAGCATCTCCAATATCGATGACATCAACTCTAGAATTAAGATAGAGCATAACAAAATTGTCGAGTTGGAGGGGGCAAGCCATGAGAGCGCGTGATATAAAGCCAGGTTTCTTCAAGAATGATCAGCTTGCCGATTGTTCTATGGCTGCACGTCTTCTTTTCCCCGGCCTCTGGATGATGGCGGATAGGGAAGGCCGTCTAGAAAATCGCCCCAAGAAAATCAAAGGCGAAATTTTTCCTTTTGACAATGTAGACGTCGCCTCTCTTCTGGGAGAACTGGAATCTTCGGGACTGATTCGTTTTTACGAGGTGAATGGGCAGAACCTTATCTGGATTCCTCAGTTCAAGAGACACCAAAGTCCACACAAAAACGAGAAATGTAGCGAACTTCCCGCACATCCTGACGACTTTGCAGCGTATGAATCATCACCAAAACACGACAATTACGGTGTTGCTCCCGAAAAGGATCGAAGTGCTCCCGTAATTTCGGGTCAAATCCCCCTGACTCCCTCTTCTCTGACTCCCTCTTCTCTCTCTCCGAGAGAAGATACTACCCCTGACGGGGTAGTTGTCGGCGAGAGCACGCCGACCGGACAGCAGTGTGAAGAGCAGGCTGTTGACGGGCATGGCGTGCCGTCCTGTCCTCATAAGCGCATTGTGGCCTTGTATCATGAGTTTCTTCCTGAACTTCCCGGAGTGAAAGTCTGGGAAGGGACTAGGCAGCAAAATTTGCAGGCGAGGTGGCGTGAACGTTGGAAGGCTGGGAAATATCGAACACAGGACGAAGGGATAGCGTACTGGGGAAAGCTATTTCGGCATGTCTCGGAAAATTGCGACTGGCTTATGGGACGGGTGCAGGGCAGGAAAGGCGATAAGCCTTTCAGGGCATCGCTTGACTGGATTGTGAATGCGTCGAACTTCGCAAAACTCATTGAAGGTCGCTACGACAACCGGGAGGTGGCTTGAAATGGCAGTCCAGACGCTTGAACGCGGCATTATGCCCCGCAGGCAGAATGCCCCAGCGCCAAAGCCCGTCATGGCCTCGGAAGCCCGCGCACAGCTTGAGTCAAGCGTTATAGCCGCGATTCTGTCGGGCATGAACCGGGATGCCCATTTGCTGGGGGACGTACTCGATATCTGCCCCGCACGTTGTTTTGTGACGCCGGAAGCTGCGCCGCTTGCCTTGGCCCTCGATTTGCTCCGGCAGTCCGGCCAACGCCCCAACCTCACCGCGTTGGCAACACAGATGCAGTCCCGTTGGGCGCAAGATCCCGAACTTTGGCCCGCCCCGGATATGGCGCGCATGGCTGAGCTTTCTACGTCCGCGTGGGGGCTGAAAGGCCATGCCGAGAGTTTGGCCCGAAAGCTTGCCGATGAACACCGCCGGGCGGGACTCCATGCCGGATTGCTCGAAATTGCTGCGGAAGCATCGGTTTACGGCGTGGACTCCGAATACATCGCTGACCGTGCCCGCAAGCTTGTTGAAGCCTCGGGAGGGATTCAGGAAGCCGTAACTATGTCGAACCTCATGGGCCGCATTCGGGCAAAGCTAGATAATCCGCAATCGCTGCGCAAAGTTCAGACTCCGTGGAAAAGCTTGAACAGCGTTTTGCGTGGGGGATTCATGCCGGGGGAATTGATCGTCCTTGCCGCTCGTCCCGGCCTTGGAAAGACGGCCTTAGCCGCAAATGTGGCGTTGGGTGCCGCATGGCGCGGAATGGGTGTGCTCTTTGTCTCATGCGAGATGAGCGACGAAAGCCTTGGGCATCGCCTCATCTCCCGTGTAGGGCGTATCGATGGGCGGTTTTTCCGTGAGGGGATGGGCGTCACGCCGCAGATCCGTGGAGCTATTGACACCGCCATAGGGCAACTTGAAGCCCTCCCCCTGTCCATCGTTGAAAAGTCCACGGTTCCGATGTGCCCTCGTGAAGTCCGCAGGCTGTCACGAGGCATCAAGGATTTAGGGCTCATCGTAGTGGACTATCTCCAGCTTTTGCATCCCGACGAGAAGAGCACCAGCAGGGAGCGTGAAATTGCAGAAATGTCCAGAGCCTTCAAACAAATGGCTATGGATCTGCAAGTCCCTGTGCTCCTGCTTTCCCAGCTCAACCGTTCAAGCGAAGAAGGCAAGCGAGAGCCCCGGGTTTCCGATCTCAGAGAGTCTGGAGCGATTGAGCAGGACGCGGACATCATTCTTTTGCTGCACACCCGCGATCTGGACAGGGCTAATGCCAGACCAGACGTGAAATGCATCGTCGGGAAATCCCGCAGTACGGGAACAGGTGCATCGTTCTTGCGTTTCGAAAAAGCTTTTTCTGAGTTTACCGAGGGTGAAGCATGGGCCGGACGTCCTGCGGTACAGGAAAACGATTTGTGATGTGCCCACGGTACTGTGAAATTTTCGGCCCCGGTGCGTGTGTTGGGGTATTTGATGAAAAGGAGTGTGTGATGAGCACGTACAGGGAAGAATCGTTGCCGGAAACACTGCAAGACATGTCCGACCGTTTCGGAAAGCCCTTTGTCCGGCACATGATTGAACGCTTCGCGGGTATAACTCTTATTATTCCCGCCAAAAGCCGGAAGACGCGGCTAGCTCGGGAATTGTGCACCTTCTTGGGGCAGGATGCCCTTTCCGACTTTCTGCACACCTATGGCGGTACGAGAATCTATATCCCCACTTTGCGCCGGGCGAAGATCCGCGCACGGGACATGGACATCAACGCCGAGCGGGACGAGTTGGCTCGCAAGGGGCTGAGTGAAAGAGCGCTTGTCGCCAGGCTCGCCACGCTGCACGGGCTTTCCGAACGGCAGGTGTGGCGCATTTTAAAACAGCCGAGAACCTCGGACAACAGGGAGGCGGCGTCATGACGGTCTTACGCTTCACCTTGTCCTGCACGCCCACGGCACAGGCCCGAGTCCGGCACGCCGTCCGTTGCGGGCACAGCGTGGCTTACAAGTCTGCCGGGCAGAAGAGCGCGGAAGCCGTGCTTGACGATCTGCTTTCTGCGCGCGCCCCGAAAAAGCCGTTGGAAGGCCCCCTCGTGCTCGAATTCATCGCGGGGATGCCGATACCTGCATCGACCCCGAAAAAACAACGAGAGGCCATGTTGCGCGGCGAAATCGCCCACACGAAGAAACCGGACTTAGACAACATGGCAAAGCAGCTCAAGGACGCCATGTCGCGCACCGGGTTCTGGGGCGACGACAGGCAGGTGGTGTCCCTGCGTTGCTCGAAATGCTACGCAGCAGTCCCGCATTGGGAGGTAGCCGTGTACACACAGGAGGAAGCGCAATGAATGAACGGAAATTGCTGCTCGGCTGGAAGGCCATCACAGCCTACACCGGAGTTAGCCGCCTCCTCATGATCCGCTACGCCTACCCCGTCCACGACTGCGACAGGGCAACTCATCACGGGTACGGCGTCTGTGCCTATACCGACGAGCTTGACGCCCACAAGGAGGCTACCAGTGCATAACATCGACATCACGATACTTGGTGAACAGGCTCTTGCGGCACTCATGCAGCGGCTGTCGGAAGCACGCGGGAAGCACCCTGTTTTCGCGGAGGGCAAATACCATGCGCTCGGCGTTATCGGGGAGGAGTACCGTGAGCTTGTATACGCCGTTGAGCACGAAACTCCGGAGCGTATCCGCGACGAAGCCCTCGATGTAGCTGTGACCGCACTGCGGCTATGGCTTGGGGAACACAAGGTTGGTGCTCATGAGTGACGTGTGGGTGAGTCAGTTCGAACTGTCAGAGGCCATCGGCGACGTGGGGGCGGTCATCCTCTGCGCACAGTGCGGTGGACGTTCATACTTTATCCCCCGGAAGCCTACAGGGTTTCTTCTGGAGTTGCTTGGTCGGCAGCGTATGGCGGCCCTCTGCACCGAATTTGGGGGGATGCAGATCGTCGTGCCCAACCTGCGCCGTGGTGAACCGTTCAAAGGACGTATCCTGTCCCGTCTGGAAGCAGGGGAGAAGCCGGACGCCATCGCCGAAGCCCTTGGCGTGACCACCAGGTACGTCCGTCGGCTCAAAAAGCAGCTTTGCGGGAACCCGGAACCACAGCAGCAATATCGGCTGTTGTAGAATCTTGTTCACGGTGTCCTCCCCCTATTCTCTTGTGCGAGAGTGGACGCAGGAGGATATTTTTTATGGCTGTTCTTCCCTTGCGCCACTTCTCCCCGGTCGAATTCCGCTGCAAGTGCGGGTGCGGCTCGGGCATGGAGAAGATGGACGCCGATCTGCTCCAGATGCTCGATGAGGCCCGTGATCTGGCTGGCATCCCGTTCCCCCTTTCTTCCGCCTACCGCTGCCCGAAGCACAACAAGGCGGTCGGCGGCGTGCCCACCTCCGCGCACACTCGTGGCTATGCCGTGGACATCCGCTGCGTGGATTCCCATTCCCGTTTCGTCATTCTTCAGGCGTTGCTTGAAGCCGGGTTCCGGCGCATTGAGCTGGCTCCGACATGGATCCATGTGGACAACGATCCGGACAAGCCCCGCGACGTGGCGTTCTACCAGCATGGAGGCAAATATTGATGGAAGCGACCGTGATTGATTTCATCCTTTCGACCTTGATGAGCCTTTCCGCGCAGTACCCCGACGCGGCGTGGCTCGTCACCGCCCTGAGCGTGGTCATGACCGTGTGCGGCCTGTGCGCCGTGGCCACCGTATGGATGCCCGTGCCGAAGGAACCGACCGGGCTTTATGCCGTCTTCTACCGCTGGGCCCACGCCCTTGCCGCGCACTTCGGACAGAACAAGGGCGCCGTGGCTGACGGCAAGTCCGAAACCGTGAAGGCCGAAGTCAAGGCCGTGACGGGGAAGTGATGTGCGGGCCGTCCTTGAGTTCTTCACCTCGCTCGTTGAACTTATCAAGCTGTGGCTGCGTCAACGGTACGGCGAACGCCGCGAGGCTGATCGCGCTGCTGTTCGTGATGACGCTGGCGGCGAGTGGGTGCAGCACAGTGGCGGAACCGACCGCCGCGACAAGCCCGGCTCCGCTGACGCCGGGGGCCGTCGTGACGGGTGAGTGGTCCTACACCTACCGGGGCGAGACGTTCACCGAGCCCGGCGAGTGGGTGCACCTGCCCGCAGGAGAGGCCGGGAACCTGCTCCTGTGGATCAAGGGCGTTGAGGCTGGAAGCTGATGGAGCATACACTGGACCACGAATCCCGGCTTTCCCGCATTGAGGCATTGCTCGAAGCGCTCAACCAGCGGCTTGACGACGCGATACTCACGCAACTCCGCGATCATGGAAAACGCATTCGGGATCTTGAGGATCATATCTCGGTTATGGCCGAGACGTGCGCGCGGGAACGCGGGGAGCGGCAGGGCAGCAGGACAACGGCCATCGCCATCATAACCGCCCTCTCGGGAGTTGGCGGTTGCATCGGTGCCATTGTGGGCCGGATGTTTTGAGAATGCCCTGTGCATGAATGGACACCTACGCGCTCCAGCGTCAGCTTCTTCAGGCAGAACTTCCTCCAACGGAAAAGCTTGTAGGTATGGTGCTCGCCCTACACATGGACAAACGGACCGGAAAAATCCGCGTGCGGCAGGAAACCGTCGCGCAGGAGTGCGGCGTGTCTGTGCGAACAGTGCGCAGGGCCGTTGCTGCGCTCGTATCCTCCGGGGTGTTCACTTCCACGGCAACCGGACGCTCCTCGGTTTTGGCTGCCGGTTCTGGAAAGAGTACTGGAAGAGTGGACCGGCCACCGGTGTCCTATCAGACCGGTCACGGGTGTCCGCAATTGAAGCGGAAAAGGGCCCCTTGGGAGTATGATTTGGCGCACAGTACGAGGCCCGAGGAAGAGGAGAAACGAGGGCATGAAAGTTTTTTGAGAGAACAGGAAGAACGCAGGCCAAACGGGGGGTGCGACGATGGCTGCACGATTTGATTGGGAATCCATCCGGGCCGAGTACGAAGTAGGGGCAAGCCAGTCCGATCTGTCCAAGCGGTACGGTGTGAGCCGGACGGCCATCCAAAAGCGCATCCGGGCCGAAGGATGGGTGCAGGATATTTCCGGCACCGTGAACCGCATGGCAGAGGCCAAGGTTGCGGGCGTGGTTGCAGCCTGCAACCCTCAAAAAAAGGCCGAAGCCTTGGACCGCGCCGCCGAAGCCAAGGCCGCCGTCATCACCCGCCACCAACGGGAATGGGATCGGCATCAGGCTCTTATTGATGAGGCTTTGTCCGAGGGCAGCTTCGACAAGGCCAAGCTCGCCAAGATCACCGCCGAGACGATCAAGATCCGGCAGGAGGGAGAGCGCAAGGCGTGGGGCATCGTGGACAAGACCGCCTTGGATCATACTTCATCCGACGGTTCCCTATCTCAGCGTCCGGTGGATCTCTCACACCTCTCCCCGGACGAGCTGCTTCGCCTGACGAAGGAAGCCTTCAAAACGCCGGATCATGAGTAGCCCCGCCATCCTTTCCGATATCCGGAAGGCACTGGCCCGTAGCTGTCTCGCGGCCTTCGTGCGCTACACCATGCCCGGCTACCGCATGGGATGGGTGCATGAGGAAATCTGTTCCGAGCTAGACGCCTTCCTTGCCGATGTCGTAGCCGGGCGTTCCCCGCGCCTCATGCTGACCATGCCGCCCCGCCACGGGAAAAGCGAGCTCGCCTCCCGCCGCTTCCCGGCTTACGCCTTGGGCCGCTATCCCGATCTATCCGTCATTTCAACGAGCTACGCCGCCGACCTGTCCTCGCGCATGAACCGCGACGTTCAGCGCGTCATCGACAGTCCGGAATACCGGGAACTCTTTCCCGGCACGGCGCTGTACGGCAAGAACATCCGCACCGTGGGGAACGGCTCATACCTCCGCAACTCGGACATCTTCGAGGTGGTGGGGCACGCCGGCTGCTACCGTTCCGCTGGCGTGGGCGGCGGCATCACGGGCATGGGCGGGCATATCGTCATTGTCGACGACCCGTTCAAGGACCGGGCGTCCGCCGATTCCCCGACCATCCGCCAGAACGTCTGGGACTGGTACACCTCCACGTTGTACACGCGCCTCGCGTCCGGAGGGGGCGTCCTTGTCATCAACACCCGCTGGCACATGGCCGACCTTTCCGGGCGGCTGCTCGAAGCGTCGGCGCGGGGGGAGGGCGATCACTGGCGTGTGGTGAACTTTCCGGCCATCGCAACGGAAGACGAGCCGCACCGTAGGGCGGGCGAAGCCTTACACCCGGAACGCTACCCGCTGGAGCAGCTCCTTGCCATTAAGAAAGCCCTCGGCACACGCGACTGGGAAGCCCTGTACCAACAGCGGCCTACGCCAGACGGCGGCGCCATCTTCAAATCCGAGTGGCTGCGGTTCTGGCTCCCCAAAGACCTTCCGGAGCAGTTCGACCAGCTCCTTATCTCGTGGGATATGACGTTCAAAGACGGCGACGATACCGACTTTGTTGTGGGGCAGGTGTGGGGCCGCAAGGGGGCCGACCGCTACCTCCTCGATCAGGTCCGGCGGCGCATGGGATTTACGGATACGGTCGCCGCGTTCCGGGCGCTCGCCACTAAATGGCCCGGCGCAACCCGTAAGCTGGTGGAGGATAAGGCCAACGGCCCGGCGGTTATCGACGCGCTGAAACATGCTGTGCCCGGTATCATCCCCGTGGAGCCGGACGGCAGCAAGACGGCTCGCGCCCATGCCGTGACCACGTTCTTCGAGGCCGGGAACGTCCTGCTCCCGCACCCTGAGCATTGCCCGTGGACGCGGGAGTACGTCGCGGAACTGACACAGTTCCCCGGCGCGCCCCACGACGACCAAGTGGACGCCACAACGCAGGCCCTGCGTGATTTCGATACCAAGCGGCCCATGTGCATCAATCCAGCCATCCTCACTCAGCCGCGTATAGGGTATCGCTTTCGGTAAACTCCGAACCTTGTTCACGGTGTGTTTTCTTTTTGGCTCGTAGCATTATGGGCACATGAGCAAGAAGCGCACTTATCGACACGCCACCTCCATACCCCAAGTGCAACCGTCGCGTCGTCTGAATCTCTCCCCGGACGTGCGCGACGGCCTTGCTCAATCCTTGCCGCCTACGCCCGACGACATCAGCCGGTTGTACGGCCCTGCGAAGACGCTCGGCGCGCCCGAAGATGTGCAGCTTGCGATGGATGCGCGGCTTGCGGATTCCGGCGTCTATTCCCTGCTCCAGCACTCGCTTGAGCTTGGGGTGGGTATCGCGCCGCAATTCATGGGGTACGGCGTCCTCCAGAATCTTGCCCAGAACGGATTGATTCGTGCCTGTGTCGAGACGGTATCGGACGATATGACCCGCGCGTGGATTGAGTTCAAGCGCGAAGGAGAGGGCGGAGACGAATCATTGCTCACCGACCTTGTGCAGGCGTGCAATAGGTTCGCACTGCAACGCCTTTTCCATGAGGCGACCGAGCTTGTGGGGTACGAGGGCGGGGCCTTCCTTTTCATCGACACCGGGTCCGTCGGCCAAGAGCTGGAACGCCCGCTGAACGTCAGCCCGTATTCCGCCGAACTCAGGCCCGGCGGCGTGCTGCGCTTCGTCGTCATTGACCCCGTGAACGTCTTCCCCGGAGACTACAACAGCCTTTCGCCGCTTGAGCCTGACTACTTCCGCCCGCGCTGGTGGTGGGTGCTCGGGCAGCGGGTGCACGCCTCGCGCCTCATCCGATTGGTTGCGAACGAATGCCCGGTGCTGCTGCGGCCCGCCTACAATTTTTTGGGCATCCCGCAGGCGCAGATCCTCTGGGATTACGTCCTGCATTTTCAGGAATGCCGCGCCGCCGAAGCCCGGCTGCTGACCAAGTTTTCGCTGACCGTCTTCAAGACGAAGATGGAAGACATCCTGTACGCGTCCGGGGGCACGGCACAGATCGATGCCCGCATCCGGTACATGATCCAGTCCATGACCAATGACGGCGTGCTTGCCGTCGACAAGGAATCGGAAGACGTGGTCAAGCTGGAAACCCCGCTTTCAGGCGTGACCGACATCGTGCGCCAGTCCCTTGAAATCCTCGCCGCCCTGAACCGCACTCCGGCGGTCAAGCTGCTTGGCATCAGCCCGTCAGGGTTCAATGCCACGGGCGAATCGGACATCCGCAACTACTACGACCATGTCAGGAGCCAGCAGGAGAAAGTCCTGCGCGACGGCATCAAGAAGGCGCTCGACTGTATCCAGCTCTACCTGCGCGGAACCATCGACCCGTCCGTGACGTTCGACTTCGCACCCCTTGGCGAAGAAGACAGAGCGGCCCTTGCGACGCTCCAGAAGACCAAGGCAGACACCATCGCCGTCTACATGGATCGGGACATCATCTCTCAGGAAGAGGCCCGGCAGTCCCTTGCCAGTGACCCGGACAGCGGCTTCTCCAACATAGGCCCGGCGGAAGTGCCGCAGGGCAACGGAATGCCCGACGCCCTGCCGGAAGCCGGGGAAGGGGTCTTGATGCCCGATATCGACGATGTGGATAAGGCAGGGGCCGTCTATGGCTAAGGTCATCCGCGCCATCAAGCCCAACGCGGGCATCCGGGCGAAATACCGGAAGCGGCTGGTGTCGCTTCTCGACGAGATGCAGCGTTCCGTCGTGTGGTGGCTGCGCGCCGAGTACAGGAAGCAGGAAACCCGCATAGCACAGGATGCGTCCCCGGCGAGTGACCTGCAAGACCGCCTCAAGAGCCTGTTCCGGTACTGGACGAAGCGGTGGAGGGAAAGCGCGGAGAGTTTTGCACGGGAGTTCGTGGGCAGTACGAGGCGGCGCACGGAAGCCAGCATGAGGCAGGCCCTCAAAGATGCGGGCTTCACTGTGAGGATGGAGGGAAGCAGGGCCATGAGCGACGTGGCGCGGGCTCTCTTCGAGGAAAATGTCAACCTCATCAAGTCTATTCCGCAGCACTATTTTACGGAAGTGACGGGGCTTGTACAGCGATCCGCCAGCATGGGTCGGGACGTGGCCTTTCTTACCGACGAACTGCACAAGCGGTACGAGATCACCCGGCGCCGGGCCGAATTTATCGCACGCGACCAGTCCAGCAAGGTGACCGAGGCCCTTAAGCGGGTGCAGGACAAGGAACTCGGCATTACCGAAGGCATCTGGGTACATGTGCCGGGAAAGAAAACGAGCCGCCATACCCACCAGCTCATGAATGGGAAAAAGTTCGTCATCACGGAAGGTCTTTACGACTCTGACGTGAAGCGCAAAGTGCTTTGCGGTGAGCTTCCGGGGTGCCAATGCACGTACCGGGCCGTTATTCCTGAATTTGGAGACTAGTCTATGTATCAAAGTAAAGGCGTCACCTTCGACGCGGCTCCCTCACAGCGGGAAACCGACGAGAACGGGTTCCTGCACGTCGGGGCGTCGCACATCACGAAAGCGACGGTGAACCCCTATTACGGGCGGGAGATTCCGGGCTGGCAGGAAGCCGGGCTTGACCCCGAGGCTGTCTATTACGGGCTTCGTGACCCGGAAGAACTTCAAGCATCGCTTGAGACATGGGCCGGGCTGCCGCTGCACATCGAGCACCACATCGACAGCGCGGAAGAGCCGCAGAAGCTCACCCGCGTGGGCGCGGTGGGCACAGGCGCGGTCTGGAACCCGCCGTATGTAGATGCGCCGCTGACCGTGTGGGATCGGGCCGCCATCGACGCCATTGAAGACGGTTCTTTCCGGGAACTCTCCTGCGCCTACCGTTACGACCCGGATTTCACGCCGGGCAGCTACGAGGGCACCCCCTACGATTTCATCATGCGGAACATCCGAGGCAACCACGTCGCGCTGGTCGAAGAAGGGCGGGCCGGGCCGGACGTGGTGGTGGCGGATTCTCATCCAACTTCAACGAAAAAAGGAACGTTTATGGGCACGTTTAAGAAATGGTTCCGGGGCGCGCAAGACGACAACCCGGACATCGAAAAGCAGGAAGTGGAGCTTGCGCAGGCCATCATCGACCTGCACAAGGTCGACCCCGTGACTGGCGAAATCGTGGATATCACCGAAGATGAGGACAAGGCGGAGGAAATCCGCAAGCTCATCGGTGAATTGTCCGCCAAACTCGACCCCGAGGACGTCAAAAAACTGACGGACTCCCTCTCCGATCTGGCCTACTCCAAGGCCACGGGTGATGAGAAACCGGAGAAAAAGGAAGCGATGGACGAAGAAGCCAAGAAAGCTATGGACGCCTGCGGGCTTGATGCGGAAGACCCCGCCGAATCCCGCGCCTTTGCCGAAGGCGTAAAATACGGCGAGGAACTGGAGCGCAATCCGGACGAACGCAGGAAGCTCGACCGCGAGCATGAGTCCGAGGGTATGAAAAAGGCTATGGATGCCTGCGGCCTCGACGCTGAGAACCCGCAGGAGAGCAAAGCCTTTGCCGAGGGCGTCAAGTACGGTGAGGAGCTGATCCGGAACCCCGAGGAACGGCGCAAGCTTGACCGGGAACACGAATCCGAGGGCGAACGCCGCGAACTCGGCAAGGACGAGGACAAGGACGCGGCCATTAAGCGCATCCTCGCTTCCGTCCCCGACCTCACACCGGAGCAGAAAAAGAAGCTGACCGACTCCCTCGCCGATCTCGCCTATTCCCCCGTGACCGGAGATGAAGCCCCGGACGACAAGGGAGCAGCTCAGGACAGGGCATTCCGCCGCCGTGGTCCGCGTCCTCTCACCGCAATGGACGCCGCCCGCATCAAGGCATCCGCAGTCGCCGAAGCGCAGGAGCATATGCGGAACCTCACCCGTGCCGTGCGCGACGTGCGCGGGCTGGTGGGCGAACTTGACCCGTTGTCCTTCGACTCCGCGTCCGACGTCTACGGCTACGCGCTGGAGCAGCTTGGGGAGAATCCCCGCAAGTACCCCCGGCAGGCATGGCCCGGTATGATCGATATCCTCCGCAAGCAGAAGGCGACACCTTCCGTTGCCCGTGACGCGGCCCCCGTCGGGCGCATGTCCGGCAGCTTCGCCGGGCTTTCCAATATCACCATTGCAGAATAGGAGGCCACCATGCCTTTGCAGTCCCAAGTCAATCTCTCCGTCGCTCCCGGCGTTGCGGGCGATAAAGCGACGCCCGACCAGAGCATCTACACCCCGCTCAACCCTCTGGCGGCGGTGGCCCTCCCTGTAGGGCGCTTCGTCTTCCCTGTCGTGGATTCCGGCGTGATCGACAACACGCAGGCCACCAACGTTGCGGGCACCGCCACAGCCGTGCTCGGCTTCGTGGAGCGCGTCATCAACTACGTGAACTATGAACTGCTTTCTGACGGCACCCTGACTGTCCCGGCAGGCTCGAACCTCACCGTGGCTGTGAAGGGCGACTATTGGGCCGTTTCAACGACCAAGGCCACGGTGGGGCAGGCCGTCCTTGCATCCACCGCTGACGGTTCAATCAGCACCGGAACCCCCGACGCCACGCACCTCGATACGGGGTGGGTCGTCAAGACGCCCGGCGAAATCGGGGAACCGATCATCATCAGCAATTGGGGACAGGCCGCAGCGTCGGGATCCGGCGGCGACACCTCGAACCTGATGCAGAAAGATTTCAGCAACGCCACCGGAGCGCTCGGCGTGGCCAACGGCGGAACTGGCGCAACCACTGCGGAACAGGCCCGCACCAACCTCGGCGCAGCCGCCGCCGGAGCGTAGGAGGTACTACATGAATCCGACTTTTGAACAGGCCAAGCGCTACGGCTTTATCTTCCCGGGCGCCCGCATGTGGGTAACTCCGGAGAACCGCGCCCGCATTGCGCAGGACGCCGCGCTCATCACTACTCCGAACACGACCGTCCCCGCCGAGCTTCTGGCGTATATCGACCCGATGGTCATCGAAATCCTGACCGCGCCCCGGCGCGCCCGTGAAATCTTCGGTGAAGAGAAGAAGGGCGATTGGACGACCCCGTACATGAAGTGGCGCGTGGACGAAATGACCGGAAAGACCGAGCCGTATTCCGACTATGCCAACGGCACGACTTCGGGCGTGAACTCCGAATGGCAAACCCGCGTGCAGTACGTCTTCCAGACGTCCATCACCTACGGAGACTTTGAAGTGGACATGTCGAGCACGGCGAAAGTCAACCTCGCTGCCTCCAAGCAGCGTGCGGCCGCCAACGTCATCGACATCGACCAGAACCGTTTCTACCTGCTCGGCGTCGCCGGGAAGGAAATCTACGGCATCCTCAACGATCCGAACCTCCCTGCTGCGATCACCGCAGGGGCCACGGGCACGGGCGGCTCCACGAAATGGGCCGACAAGACCACGGTGCAGATCTACAATGACGTCCTCGCCCTGTTCGCGCAGCTTTCCGAGCAGTCCAGCGGCCTCATTGACAAGGACACGCCCCTCAAGCTCTGCCTCTCCCCCGAACTGGCCGTTCGCCTCGGCGCGGCTACCGATTTCAACGTGTCCGTGCTGGATATGTTGAAGCGGTACTTCACCCGCATTGACATCGTGACCGTCCCCGAGCTGCACAGCATGACCGCCGGGGAAACCATGTTCCTCATCGCCCCCGAAGTGAACGGGCAGCGATCCGGCACGCTGGCCTTCGGAGAAAAGATGCGTGCTGGACGCGTCGTGCCCGACCTGTCCAGCTTCCGTCAGAAGTTCGTCGGCACCACCTACGGCGGTATCGTGCTCATGCCCTTTGCCTTTGCGCAAATGACTGGAGCCTAGTCCCATCCTTCCCTCCATGCGAAAGCCCCAACCGTTAAACAGGCGGTTGGGGCTTTCTTTACATCTTTGGGCTCTGCTCAGTAATGATAACTTCTGTCCTCTACATGCAAAAAGTAAGCAGAAATGCGCCTCGGTGTTCTGATAGTCGTTCTTTGACAAGGGAATAGGGAAAGGATAGAAAACCGCTGTGGGGCACTCTCCTGAAAGGAGGGTACTCCATGCGACACTTCCTCCGGGACGTCGCTGTCCAAGTGATTGGCGGCGTCATTGTGGCTGTGGTGATTCGGTTCATGCTGAACCAATAACGCAGTTGCCCCGGTAGGAGGTGCGAACTCCAACCGGGGCGCAAACTTGAGATGATCAATCTCGGGAGGGTGTCCCACGGGGCGGCAGGTGTGTCACCACTTGCCGCCCTTCCTTTTTTCAATAGCCATTCCCGTGCTCGGGGTCAAGGGCTATCCTAGCATCAACCTGTTCGCGGTCTTCGCGGCACGGATGGCAAGACGCATATCATCAAGCGCGGATTCGAGGTTTTGCCGGGCGGTGTATGTTGGGGCTGTCATGAGCTGGATAAGCGCGTCAACTGGCGTCTTCCCGGATGGCGATACATGCCGGAGCAGTTCGGGATACGTTCCTTGCGTCACTCGGCGGAAGTCTCGTTCCAGTCCATAAGCGCGGTCGCGGATCAAGACTGCAAGTTCCATCCAATCCTGTTCGAGCCGTTCAAGCTCCCTCACGCGGTCGCGGTATAGTGACGATGCGACGGGAAGCGACGGGTACGGGATCGCGGATTCCGCCGTGGGTATGGCATTGATGGCGCGGACGCGGACGGAAAGCAGGAACTCGCGGGCCTCGGGCATAAGCCGGGCCGGGAGCTGGCTGTATTCCGCGATGCGGAAGTGGCGGTTGTGCTTCGCCCATATCTCGGCGCGGGCCTTGCCCTGCACGGCGGCGGGGTATGTCGAGAGCTTGGCGTCTACGATGAGCTTGAGCTCGGCACGTTCCGCCGCACTGATCAGCTCGTCGTTGAGCGTCACAGGCTGTTCAACGGGCACCCTGTCGCCGTACTGCTCGATGACGTCCAGCACCCACTTGCGGAATGCCTTTGCTACCGGAGTGCGGGCGAACATGGCGAGGAGGTGGCAGCCGCGGAGGGAGAAGATGCGGGTCATGACGGGAATTCCCGTGGTACTCGAATTGATGACCACGCTCATATCATTGGAAAATTCATCTTCATTGCGGCGGTAAATATTGGCAACCGCCTTTTCGGAAGAATATCCCAAGGCACGGGCAAGTTCAGAAGACTTGAACCAAGGCTGGTTGTCGCGGGTGACGGGGGAGAAGGTGAACTCATTGAAGCAGAGGGCTTGTGACATGATGCAACTCCTACGGATAAAAAAGAGTTGGCATCGCCTACGAATAGCGAATGCCGGGTGTTCGTAACCGCCCGTAGGTGCGGCTCCCTGCCTTTAGCTTACGCTTGGACATATCAGGGACACCCGGCATCAAGAGGATGCAAGTATAGCAGGAAACCAAAGTCAAAAAGAATCTTGACTTTGTCAAAAAGGCACAAAAAGAGCCATACTATCGGGTGGCGTTGTCCGCCTACGGGAAAAGGTGTTACGAGCACCGTAGAAAAAAGACAGCACAAAACTCGGAAAATGTAAAGGGTAAAATAGTGGCGTTGCCCGCCAATGATGAAGAACATCCAGATACGGGCAACGCCACGTTGGAAAGTTTTACTTGTTATCGTATTTCAAGGCCGTAGCCCGGATTCGATCCGCAAAGGGGATAATATCTTCCAGTTTTTCGATGTCTTCCTTTGCGTCCTTATTCTCCCCATCAAACAGTCCGACCCTCCACTGTTTTCCGTTGAAATACAGACGGCACAGAGGCTTGAGCCTGTTGTCGTCAAGAAGGATGGAGCAGTAGCTGATACTGTCCCGCATGGCTACGCGCCCCGGATCAACGGTGCCCACCAGAAGCGATTTGACAAGGTAATACGCCTCTTTTTCTTCCTCGGTGGTGACTATACGCGAATCCTGCTCTTTTCCTTGTGGGGTATCTTCGGATTCTATCTCTACAATTTCCGGTTTCTGCTGCGTCATGGCATTTTTCAATCGGTCGTTGATGCGGTCGTTGATGAACTGGTCAAGCGCAGCGGTAAGGATTGGAGTGAAGCGATCCAGAACGTTTTGCGTGATACGCCCATCATACGTCTGTCCGATGAAAAAGCGTGCGAAATCTTCGTGGGGCGTTTCCATCTGTTCCCCCATGATGCGCTTGAACTCACGGTTGTACTTAAGTTCGTTTGCAGCACTCATGCAGGCGTCTCGATTAAATTTGCCTTTTGCCAGCTTGCGCAGTTCCGGAAGCAGCATTTCATCCATATCGTCAAGGACGAACTCCATATAGGGTTTGCTGTCCATTTTGTTGGCTGCTTCAAGGTCGGAATAGAACCGGTAACGGTTGCCGTCCGTCAGAATGGCAATGGGGGCTTCCGTTCCGTGGAAGTAAAGCTGTAGCTGGTTGCAGTGCTTCATGTCGAGAGACGTGCCCAAAGCCTTGCACTCCAGAAGAAGGATAGGCTTGCCGTCCACAAGAATCGCATAGTCCACGCGGGCGTCCTTATATTCGCCGATGGGGGCTGAAAATTCGGGCACGACTTCCGCAGGGTTGAAAACGTCGTATCCCAGGGCCGCGATGAAAGGCATCACCAAGGCGTTTTTCGTGGCCTCTTCGGTCTTGAGGCTATCTCCCAGATTCTTTACCTTTTTCGACAATTCAGCAATTCTTTCCGAAAAATCCATTGCACTCCCCCTTAAAAAATCATGTATTGAGGTTATTTCTGTAACTCTTTTAGATAATTGGGAACATATTCATGGACAGACTCTTTTCCGGGAATTTTCATTGAGATCATATCCCCTTTTTGTCCTTTTCCATAAGCGCGGGCCGTAACAATTTTTACGGCTCCATTCGCATCAAAAAAATTTTCCAACGCACGGATACCCGAATTTGAAATTCTGCGGGTATCTATTTCGTTAAGAGGACTGGGGAAAACCAAAGCTATTGCGCACCAATTCTTTGAATTTTTTTCAAATACAAGTTTATATCCCCCCAGTTTGGAGTACGTAGGTAAGGATTTTTTTATGAAAGTCTCAATGTCCTTCTGTGTCCATGTATAAGTGTATTCGGGGGCTTTTGGCCTGCACTCTTCATGCCCAATGCGCCAGAAGGTATCGGCTTGCTCCCAGTCTTTGACTGTTTTGATTTTTTCACAGTCAGGGCTTAAGTTTTTTGCTCCATTTGTGGAATTGGTATTTTGGGGCGCGATTCCTTCTGGATGCCTTGAGTTGAGCCATGCCCCTGCAACTACCAAGCAAACGAATAGAACCAGTAATTTTTTTGCTTTGCTTGGCTTTTTTTTGTTTTGCTGTGCAAATGGGGTTGGTTTTCCACGCTCTTGGGCCAATTGTTCATCAAAAAGGTGTGCGCGGATAACCTCCATCATGGGGCTATTCACCTTTGCCAATGCCTTATTTCCATTTTTGAACTCAATAATGACGGTAGACTCAGTCGTCTTGCCTCCAGCTACCGCACCCGCAACCGCTCCGATACCTCCAAGCAAGACGCCGCCGACAAGTGCGCCTCCCAAAGTTCCGCCGAGCTTTTTGACCGATTCTTCATTGGCTACTTCGCAAGAGGCAATACTGGAAAGAAAAAGTTCCTTTGCTCCAAACATTTTTGAAGAGCAACGCAACTTGTTTTTATTCTTAATGTAAATATATTCTTCTTTCCCGTAGTCCCCTGCCAGAAACTTGATGTAGGTAGCCATACATCATCCCCCTTGTTATAGATGAGGCTATCATGGCATAGGCCGTTCCAAAAATCCACCGCCGCCGCCCTCCGCCCCGAAAGGGGCTTTTCTTTTGCCTGCACGAACCTTGTTCACGGTGTGCCCCCACGCCGCCATGCGGCATCATCTCCAAAACACTATGGAGGTGCAGCGATGGAAAATTCTCCCTTGGCTCTTTTTGAGCATGAAAAGTTCGGTTCCCTTCGCGTGATCGAGCACAAGGGTGAGCCGTGGTTTGTGGCGCGGGATGTATGCGCCGTCCTCGGGACGGAGACGCGGGATCTGCCGGACATTCTGGAGCACGACGAGCAACGCCCTATTGTCGATATTATCCACACTCTGAATGATTCCACAGGATTGCGACGCGATAGCCGTATCATTTCAGAACCGGGCCTGTATTCCCTCATCCTGCGTTCCCGCAAGCCCGAAGCCAAGGCGTTCAAGCGGTGGGTGACACATGAGGTCATCCCCTCCATTCGTAAGGTGGGCGGTTACCTGATAGCCAAGCCGGACGATACGCCCGAAGCCATCCTCGCCCGCGCCGTGCTGGTCGCGCAGGATACCATCAGGCGTATCGAAGCCGAGCGCGACGAGGCTATCCGCACCAAGGCTGAAATAGGTTCACGCCGCGAGGCTACCGCGATGGCAACCGCCTCCGCCGCCGTGCGCAAGGCTGCGGCTCTTGAGAACGAACTTGGGCGGGGCAGGGACTACAAGTCCGTGAAGGGCATCCCGTGGTTCCTTGACGTCTTCGCAGATACGCCAGCCGCGTACTCCGTCGCGGGACGCAAGCTTTCCGATATGTCCCGCCGTATGGATTACGAAATCCGGGAAATCGAGGACAGCCGTTTCGGGAGCGTGAAGGCGTACCACGTCGACGTGATCGAAGCCTTCCGGCTGGCCCTGAAAAACGACCTGAACATGCTGGGCAAGTACCGCCTTCGCCGTGCCGCATAGCCGAACTTTGTTCACGGTGATTTCGTCCCGGCTCTTTTGCCATGATGACCAAAACAACGGAGGGATACAGAGATATGGCCAGACCCAAAAAGAATACCGCCCAGGAAACAACGCAGGCGACGAAGACGGATACCGTGATGGTCGCCCTGAACCGGACGACCGGGATCACGTTCCCCATGCCCGACGGACGCAAGGTGCTCATCGAAGGCAATGCCGCCAGCCTGCGCGGCAAGGAAAAGGGCGTGCTGCCCGTGGGCGCGTTTGGGCTGACGCGGGTGAACGCCGACGATTGGGCATACATTGAAAAGACCTATGGCCCGCACATGGAAATCTTCAAGTCCGGGC